GTAGCCTTCCGACCTAAAAAAACGCTCTGATTACGGCTCCCCTTCTGGCTATTGCACTTGGAACAACAAGCTACGGCGTTCTCATAATTGACCACCAGTTCAGGTGCCTTACTAATTGGGATGATGTGATCGACTGTTGTAGCTGGTTGTTGGCAATAGAAGCATGACCACTGATCCCTGGCTAGGATCTTTAATCTAAACGCCTTGTAATCTCTGGTTAATCTAGGATCTCCCTTGTTAACCATTACTGCCAACCTCTAGTCTTTAGATGATGTAGTGCTACACAGTAGTTAGGTTCCTCATACTTTGTATAGCCATATCGTGATGCTACATAATACCAATACATCCAGAACTGATAATCATATGGCTTACCTTTAATAGACTCACTCTTTATCTGATAGTAACCATGAGTCTGTTTAGTGCCGTTAGTGTTCCCTATCGCATCTATACGCCATCTTGACTCACGATAGATTATCTCGTTATGGCACTTGTACTGAGTATCAGTTAACTGCTTATTAGCCAATGCTTTTAATGGCACTATTGAAGCCTCTACTCTAGGCATACTTGCAATAGATAGAGATATCCCAATAACGACGGCTAACTCGCGCGCTGCGCCTTTCGGGCGCGCGTTGAAGCCTCGATGGCTTCTAGCCGATAGAGTACCAAACGGTGGAAGGACATTCGCAAAAGTCCTGCTCAGACGGCGTGTCGATTTATCATTTGTCCGTAGAATAGAATCCACTACCCTTGAATTGGATACCAAACGAGCTGTAAATCTTGCGCATCGGCTCATGGCAGAAGCCACATTCGACATCGTGTGGTTCATTGATCTTTAACTCCTTCTCATAGCGAAGGTTCGCCTCGCATTGATCGTTAGTACATTCGAACTCGTAAATAGGCATTATCTTACGCGACCTAATCCTGCTCTAGCGATAGCCGCATCAGCTACATTGCCCATGCCCCATAGTGCGACTGGCATGAATATTTGGCTAGTTGACCCATCCATCTGGTGAAACTTCATTGTGCCTATAAATGTAATCGAGCTGCAATGCTGCCATAGGTCATAACACCATTTGGATTTAGCCATTGGTAGCAACGCGATACCGTTGCCATGTGCGATAAACTTATCAACCCACGGGGAAGGCTTAGAATATGGCGGGTTCATCCAAACCATGCCCGACCAGGGCTTCTCTAATGAGTTATCTTCAAGTGAGTAGTGCGCTTTCGTTGGAATCCATGGAATACCGTCTTTGGGTGCTGCTACATCTAGATCAAACTCAACTCCCATGGCATCGAATAGGGCTTTAGGTGTGTATTGCTCGTCATTAGCCATTTACTGATCCTCACATGATTTACATTGATCGCGGAATGTCCACTCGCCACAACCATTGCAGCGTTTAAGATCGGATTCTTTAACTGTGTCCTTGCGTTTATCGTAACCCGCAGCTAGTAGTAACTCCACCAGATCGCCCAGGCGCAGCATCGCAACATATTGCTCTGCCGATTCCCCCTGCCCGTTAAGTCTGAAAGTGGCGAACCCCAATAAGCCACTCTCTGAAGTCCGACTTTCGATCTGGCGGAGTGTTCCTACTACATCGAGTCCAGTGCGCGCCTTAACCTCGCAGTCGAACGGGACATTGAGAATGTCGCGCCCTGAACCTCGACCAACCGAAGCGCCTTCCCACCAGCGCTTCAGATATTCTGCAACCACACGCTCGGTGCGGAAGCCTCTGTGTTTTCTGCTTTGACTAGCCATTAAAGATGTCCATGTCGTGTAATTGATCCATTGGCACATACCAAGTTGAGTCGTTGTAATTCCAATGGTTGCTCTTACACTCGAACCCATACATCCAACCAACCGCAATGTAGGGCGGGCTAGTGAAATCAGGCGCTGTACGCCTAACCCTGGATGCGATGCCCTGAGTCATCAGAACATATTTACTTTTATCTGTGTCTCGCGTGGTAAATCGCATCCCACGCTTGTCGTTAAAGGTGTATCTAACCTCAGCGACACCATCGATATCCTGGCGTGACTTGAATGTATTTACATGAGGAACAAAGTCTTTATTGCCTAACATGCGAGCCAGTGCTATTTCCGATCCAGCAGCTACTGCGTGTTGCCACATCTCCCATAGATCGCCCTCAGAATAGTTAACATTCCTAGTTGGATCTCCAAAGAACGGCAACTGCCGCTTATAACCTACTTCGACCGCTAGCGCTTCCTCAGCAGCGTTTAGGCAATAAGACCACATTAGGGTTTAGACTCGTTAACCGCGTGGCACTTCTTACATGACCAGGTTATAGCTTGTCCCTGGATCCAGAAGGCTAGATCCTCTTTAGCAACGGGTTCGTTACATAGATGGCAGATAATGCGTACCTGTAATGCGTTGAGCATTTCATTGCGTTTAGCCTTTTCCGCTAATACATCATCTGGAGGAAAGTTTTCCCATTCCCCGTCTTGGTTCATGAATTGTAGGCTACTCATGATCGAGCCTCCTGAGGTTTCCATGCGCCATTAGCATCTATTACATACCAGATGGGATCGCATTTATTAACCTCTGCCCACCGTTCACCGTTCATAGGTTTAGCGGAGCAGCTCATGTTCGCCCAGGCTTTTCCGTTCTTGTTGCCAGTGCGCCATTCACGCGCACCATGCTTGCAATGAGGAATGTCCTTATCGATCTTGGTTGCACCCAACACTTCTTGAACTAGGGCTACGGCATCAGCCGCACTAGACGCTGGTGCAACGGCTTTGGTTGTCCAGGGATCATCCTCGGCTGGCATTGTGATCTTTTCCGCCAACTTCTCAACAAATGGCTTCGGTGTCGGGCTACCAGCTACTTGTCCGACCTTTTCCATATCATCTCTAGTTGCTGTGTTTCCGCCCTTAAGGAGCGTAATTGCTCTGCCAAGACTTGATGAAGCAATATCCTCTGCATAAAATCTACGCATATTTTGGATATATTGATCCCTAACCCCATGAGCAATATTAGAAGTCGCAGGGAAAGGGTCGTTAGCATCCCGATAGACTTCCGCTTTACATGTGATATAGCCCTTCTCAACATCATGGTAGATGATCTCAATGCTCGTCCTTCCCATCGGATAGTTTTCTATGAACCATTTATTTAACATTGCTACTGTCTCGTAATCATCTAACTTATACATAAAGTTCATTCTCCTCGGTGTGTAGCTGTGCCGCGATGCTCGCGTATGCGACCAGATCAACATAGGTGTCGGTCTTGGCAGTCTCCATGCTTCGCGCTATTTTGACGAGCGCCATGCACATTGCGACTTGATAATCAGTAATTGGCATTTCCAGATAAGTTGACCAGAGGGCAGCCGTTCTTGCCATATTGTCTGTCGGATGACCGTATTCGAGACCACGATCCTGGATAGTTGCTCTTGCTTCGTTGAGGTAATCACGCGCCATCATATTCTGACCTTGTTGGCTTGCTCGACCTGTGCGCGAACCGCTCTGCGCCCGTCTGTGTAGCCTGTGTTAACGCCCATTGTGTAGAACCATACGCAACTAGCAAACCAGCCCAGCATTAGGAAAGCGATGTTTAAAACGCTCATAGTTTCACCAACTCAGCGTGTAGATCCGCGCACTTTTCACATGCTGCGACTGTAAATTGCTCGCCGTTATCATATTGATAGGTGCAATTCTTTTTAAACTCTGCATATTTACCACACATTTTGCATACTACTAGCATTTTATTGCCCTTCTGTTTCCGTCAGCCCTTCTGACTTCCACATAGAGAACAATACGCCTGATCTATGACTTCTCTAGCACATATAGATAACGAAACGGTAACAATTCTCCATCATCCATCGCATCGTCTATTGTGCGCTTGATGTCGTTATCTAGATCGTCCATACCTACGACCATGCACCTGGAAGGTGCCATCCTTTTCCGCGTAGATTAGGTCAACCTGGACATTCTTGCCGTTCTCAGTAACGATGGCAAAGGCTTGCTGCCAGTTAGGCGTGAACGCGTATTTAGCGTGTTTTAGAAGCATTGCGTGTCCAACTTCAACACCGTGTAGAACTCGTCTTAAAACGCCGTTAGATGCCTCAGAATGGGCACTTCTACCTGCTCGGTGAGTGTGCCCCATGATTACATTCTGACCCATGCGCTTAGCCTGGTTTAGTGCGCTCATGCCCGCGTTAGGGTTTAGCGCCCCAAGATCCCCATGAATAGCAACCCAGCCCTTGGCGATAGGGTATGGATCTTTCCAATACTTAATACCCATTTCATCTAGCTTGAGAAACTTCTCAAACTTGAGTTCTGGCAATGCCAGGAACGCTGGGATTTTTTTCATGATTACATTGTAAAGTCGATCGGTATGGTTTGATCTAATGACTACGGCTTCCTTGGCATGTTCGGTCAATGACCAGAGAACATCGACTGTGCGATCTCGATCAGCAGCTAGTGTTTGCTCGTACCATCCTGGGGTTCCCTCATGCCATCGGCTGATCTGTGGGAGGTCGATCTCATCTCCGATAGTAACGACAGTATCGGGGCGAAACGCTTTAATAAATAAAGACATGTTCCTAACAAAGACTGGATCCTCGTAAGGGCACTGAAGGTCGGGCACTACTACTGTGCGCTTCATCTAGTTTAATCCTCATCATCATCGTCGTATGGGATGCGGTCGGGTGTTAGCGGCAACCAGTTAGGCGCGGGCAAGATAGTCGCTGGGTAAGTAGCTGGTTCTAGCAAGATGCACAATGCGGTCTCAACATCAAACCCAGCCCTGCGTAGCGATTTATAGTATTCGTTTAGCCCTATGCAATACTGATCGAGCATGGAGTAAGCCTCTAGGTCGATAGCCTTCTTGCGAGCCATGGATAAATTATCGCTCTAGGAGTATGTTGTAGATCTCATCGACACGCGCATTAAGTCGTTTAATCTCCGACAGTAAATGCGTGATTACATAGCCAGCCAAGCCACCCACTATCGCAAGCGTGGCAATATAAAGATTTAAGTAATCCGTTGGAGTCATCGTTTAGGTGTCGCATATCCAAAGACTCCAGCTAAAACTGCCCAGAGAATTGATCGGTAATCAGCTGCGAAGTTAGATGCAGCCCATGCGGAAAGGAACGCACCTGCGGTTAGGATGTAAGGGTTTTTCATGTTCATACTGAGCCTCCTAGTGTTGGGATATTAAAGAACGAGCCATCCTGATCACCCTTGCTACTGAAAGATATATGGCAATGATGACGGTGCTTATTGATCCCCGTGTAAGTTCTCCAGCGCCACGCACTCTTGGCGCTTGCGATCTTGCCATCAAAGATAATGTAACTGATGCGTTTATCAGACTTCGCCAGTGTACGAAGTTGATCTGCCACATCGGGCATGAGGTCGGGCTTTGGTTTTCCCGATAGATCGCGGTCAATGTCGATGGCACGAACCCAGCCCTGCTCATTTGGATTATGGTCAGACTTACGAGCTGAGTGCCGACTATCGCCGATCCAGCCGTCCGAGGTACGATCACGATCGCCGAAGCAGTCATCGAACTGTTCACGAAGTTGAACCGCCGCTTTACTTAGTCTTGGCTTCAAGTTCACAACCTTGGCAAGTCCATTGAAATAAATGATTTAAGAATAACTCTTTATGACCACATTCAGGGCGTGGCACAATGAAAGCATCTGCATCTGGATCATAGGTATATCCGATCCCTGCATAGTTGTAGCGAAAACCGTTAGTTGCCGCATTGTAAGAAGTACGCACACACTTTTGACCTCTAAAGTTGCCGTACCAAGTTTCAGGGTCTAAACCTTCAATTAGTTCTGTTTCGTCAATACCAACAATGACTTCTGTAACAATGTTATTTTCATCTAAGAATGCGTAGTGTGCCATTATGTCCAACTCACATTTCCTGAGCCAGCGGTAATAGTTGCGCGCTTAAACCCACCACTTGCTGCGCTTTCGCTACCTGTCAAACCGACTCCAATAGTTATAGTGCGAGTATCTGGGT